CCTGAATCGCTTTAGTAATAGTGTTGCTCGCCGTGTGATCAATGCTTATAACGACATCATTATTGATGCAGTTAATCAGTTACGAACGATTGATGAGCTGGCTGCACCTGTCAAGGCTGCAAGGCTGCGTGGCATTTTGGCGCAACTGAAGGATAGTCTGGGCACTTGGGCTGGAGATTCGACAGAGCTGACGGCGCTAGAGCTGCAGGGTATAGCCCAGTTGCAATCGGAGTTTGTATCGGAAGAGTTGCGTAAGGCGTTACCCGCAGGCGCACGCAACATCGTCAACACGGTAGAAATCAGCCCACAGTTTGCGCAGAGTGTGGTGACGACTGATCCCACGCAGCTCAATGTGGTGGCACTTAGCGATGATCTCTTTGCCGCAGTACAGGGTGCACCACAGACATTTAGCCTTACGGCTGCTCAAGGTGCCACCATCACGCTGCCCAACGGCGAGGTCGTTAGCAAGGCATTTCGTGGCATTGCGGTGGACCAGGCTGAGCGGTTTAGCCAAGTTGTCCGGCAAGGCTTGCTGACAGGTGAACCGACGCCAGCTATCGCTAAACGTTTGATCGGCAGTTTGCAGTTTGGTGAACGCGCCAAGACCGTCAGGGAAATTGCAGCAGCAGGCGGTCAGGCAACAGCTATAGCCGACAATCAGATCGTCGCGTTAGTCCGCACCAGCATTAATCAGGTAGCAAATACCGCTAGCCAGCAGGTGTATGAGGCGAACCAAGACATCACGAAAAAGTACCGCTACGTTGCCACGCTTGACACCAGGACAAGTGCCATCTGCCGGGCGTTAGACGGCAAGGTGTTTGAGTATGGCAAAGGACCAACGCCGCCGCAGCACTTCAACTGCCGTAGCACCACCGTGCCGGTCATTGACTACAAGGAGCTTGGCTTTGACCCGCCACCGCCAGGACGCCGTGCTGCACAAGGTGGTCAGGTTCCAGCTAACACCAGCTACGGCAAGTGGTTATCTGAGCAGGATCTTGCAACCAAGGCAAAAGCCTTAGGCGCTAGCAAAGTTGCTTACTTCAACAAACTATCCAACAAATATGGACCAGAAGCTGCAATCGCAAAGCTGGTTAGCAAAGATGGCACAGAGCTAACCTTGGACCAGCTCCGGGCTCGTTATGGACCAACCCGTTCTTAAATACACCTACGCCGATGGGCGCAAGGCATCGGAGTTTGAACTGCGCAATGGTGCTGAGGTCCGGTACGTCCAGCAACCTGATGGCACAGGCGGTTGGTACGATAGAACCGGCGTGATGGTTGCTAGCAATGCCCCTGAAGCGAGGCAAGAGTCAGGCAGTAATCTCCCAAAACATCAGCCGGGAGATCAAGGCAGGCAAGCCGCAAAAGCAAGCGGTAGCAATCGCCCTAGCAAAAGCAGGAAAAAGCCGGAAGCGCAAGCCGAAAGCTAAGTAGCATGAAAGGGTCATTGCTTTAAGTCAATGCCTGGGCATTACGGCGACATGAAAGCTAAGGGTGGCGGCAAAGCCAAACCCATGATGGCTAAGGGCACAAAGAAAAAGGGAGGCAAGAAAAAGTGAAGCGCGGTGACAGGGTGAGTTGGATGTACCAAGGCACCCGCACCTTTGGCGTAATTACCAGCATTGGCGGCGAACGCGCCACTATTGCTACACGCACTGGTGGCAGTGTCACTCGTGTTGGCAGTCAGGACGATCCAATCATTCGGATCAAATCTGAATCAACTGGCAACGCAGTCATCAAAAAACGTTCGGAGCTGAAAGCAGCACCCCGTCGATGATCACCTATCGCGGCGAGCAGTTTGACGGCTACAACAAGCCGAAGCGCACGCCAAGCCATCCAACTAAGTCCCATGCCGTACTTGCAAAAGACGGCGAGACGGTCAAGTTGATACGGTTTGGGCAGCAGGGCGTTAGTGGCAGCCCGCCGCGACAAGGTGAATCAAAAGCAGCAACAGCAAGGCGTGCCAGTTTTAAGGCACGTCATGCTGCCAACATTGCTAAAGGCAAGATGTCTCCTGCGTATTGGGCTGACAAGACAAAGTGGTAGCCTCCTCGCAGTGGATCCAATCTTTAAGTTCTGCGACGTAGCGACGTAAGTCTTGGGCTTTGGCAGCGTGCCAGCCACAACCCGTCCGTCGCAACAGGTCCTCATGCCGATCGATAGCATCAAGCATCTGTTTGATTAACGGGTTCCAGGGTTCCCGGATTGGCGTATTGAATTCTCGTTTTGACACTTTTGTGTCAGAAGCTGTACTATCGCAGCGTAACTAAGCCTGTGGCTAGTCCATGTCTGATGAAGCACAAGCTCCTGTGGAGCAAAATGCCGAAGTAGCCAACATGCAAGCTGAACTTGACGCCATGCGGCGCAAGAACTCAGAGTTGTTGGACGAGTACAAAAAAGCCATCGCCCAAGCAAAGGCTGTGCCGGATGGAGTCAATGTTGACGAGCTGCTGGAGTTCAAACGCAACTACGAGCAACAGCAACTTGAATCACAAGGCAAGTATTCAGAAGCAAGACAAGCTCTGGAGCAGCAGTTCCGTGAGGCGACGGCAGAAAAGGACCAGCGCATCAGCCAGCTTGAAGCCCGCGTGCGAGAACTGGAGCTGGTGACGCCTGCTGTCACGGCACTAGCTGAAATTGTCCATGACCCAGACATGGTGCTCAAGACCAAGCTGAAGCCTGAAGCTATCGAACGCGAGGCTGACGGCAGCGTGGTTGTGGTTGATGGGTACAAGCGTGTGCCTGTTGCCGAGTGGGCAAAGACGTTGCCAGCATGGATGCAGAAGCAACCCAAGCCGCAGGGCAGTGGTGCGCCATCGGGCGGCAATGTTGGCGGTGCCGTCCCTGCTGGGATGGTCAATCCGTTTAACCGCGACAGCTTCAATCTGACTGAACAGGCACGACTGTATCGAACAGATCGTGATCTGTATGATCGGATGAAGGCTCAAGCTAACCGCTAAGCTGTTACAAACCGGCTGTGCTGGTGATGTAGGGCTGTGCCCATCCTTCCAACTCAACCCTGGTGATTCTTCATGGCGACTCTTCGCTCTGACATCATCATCCCCGAGATTTTTACGCCTTACGTCATTGAGCAGACCACCCAGCGCGATGCCTTCCTGGCATCCGGTGTGGTGCAGCCGATGGCTGAGCTGAACGCAACCGAGGGTGGTGACTTCATTAACGTGCCTTTCTTTAAGGCAAACCTGACTGGTGACTTCGAAGTGCTGTCTGACAGCACCTCGCTGACCCCTGGCAAAATCACTGCTGACAAGCAAGTTGGCGTGATCCTGCATAGAGGGCGGGCCTTCGAAAGCCGTGACCTCGCGGCCCTCGCGGCTGGAAGTGACCCCATGGCTGCTATCGGCGCCAAGATTGCTGACTACATTGCTAACCAGCGCCAGAAGGACCTCCTGTCCTGCTTGGCTGGTGTGTTTGGCAGCCTGGGCAGCAACGACAGCGCATCCTTCGTCGATCTGACGATTGATGGTCTGACCGCTGACACCCCAACCGTGCTGTCCCCTCGGCACGTTGCTGAAGCCCGCAGCCTGCTGGGCGATCAAGGTGACAAGCTGACCGCCATTTGTATGCACAGCAAGGTCTATTACGACCTCGTTGAGCGCAAGGCGATCGACTACGTGTCCACTCTTGAAGCTCGTGGCACTACCACCACTCAATCCGGTGGCTCCCTTGTTGGCGCTTACGGCGGTGACGCCAGCGTGCCAACGTACATGGGCTTGCGTGTGATCGTCTCTGACGATGTGCAGACCGCAGGCAGTGGCGGTTCCACTGAATATGCCACTTACTTCTTCACCAACGGCGCTGTCGCTAGCGGTGAGCAACTGGCTCTTCAGACGGAAACTGACCGTGACATCCTCGCCAAGAGCGATGCCATGTCGATCGACCTCCACTACTGCTACCACCCCGTTGGTGCCAAGTGGGGCGTGAGCACTGTCAACCCGACCCGTGCTCAACTGGAGACCATCGGCAACTGGTCGAAGGTGTACGAAACCAAGAACATTGGTTGCGTGCGTTCGACCAACACTTCTAACTTCGATTGAGGTAACTAATTATGGCTTCCCTCTTTCAAGTAACTGCTGGCAGTGCCATTGGCTATGTCAGCGGCTCGGGTGGTGCGGTTACCCAAGCCACCAGCAAGTCCACTGGTGTCACCCTCAACAAAGTTTGTGGGGCGATCACCATGCACAACGCATCACTCGCTGATGCCACCAACGTTAGCTTCACCGTCACCAACAGCACTGTTGCTGCTAATGACGTTGTGATCGTTAACCACTCATCGGCGGGCACTGCCGGTGCCTATACCATCGAAGCCAACGCTATTGCAGCGGGATCCTTTGCGGTCACGGTGCGTAACGTGTCTGGTGGTTCGCTTAGCCAAGCCATTGTGCTTAGCTTTGCTGTAATCAAGGGCGCTAACGCCTGATGGGGCTGTTCGCTTTCCGGCGACTGCGTGATCGTGAGGTTGCTTCTACGGAAGCAGCCTCTCTTTCTATTGCGGAGCCTGCGCCTACACTAGAACCAAAGGAGCCACCCAACGATGGCAGTAGTAATCGTCGCAACCGTCGGGTCGGCAAGCGCCAACTCTTATCTGACTCTGGCGGACGCCCAGACGATCGTTGATGGTTTTGTGGAGAACGATGACGTCCAACACTGGAACACTGGCAACACTGACAGTCGCAACCGCGCACTATTTACTGCCACGCAACGGCTAGACCGTGAACGCTTTTTAGGTGCTCGTGCAACTGATACGCAGGCATTGCAATGGCCGCGTACTGGTGTGCGCAAGCCAGACACCTATATCAACACCTACACAGTCGGTTTCCCGTTTCGGATCTCCACGGATTACTTCACCGACACTGAGATCCCGATTCAAGTCAAGTACGCCCAGGTTGTGCTGGCAGTGTTTTTGCACAACAATACGGATGCGCTTGGGCTGAGCGGTCTAGAGGATTACAAGAATGTCAAGATCGGTAGCCTTGATGTGACGCCGAACGTTATGTTCGGTGCCGTGGGTGCTGATAAGGTGCCGCCCTTGTTTGAGCGGTATCTGACTGGGCTTAGAATTAGTGGACCGGGCAACTTCTCCATTCGCCGGAGCTGATCATGGTTCTTATCTCACCCGCAGGGAATGATTCCGTAGCAAGGCGGCGGAATGACGGCACTTATTCAATGGGTGTTGCCGGTACAGCTTTTCACTCCGTCGTTACCGTCACGCGGCCCAGTAATACCACCGCCTATACCGCTGGTGATGTGGTTGGCGACACGGGTGGCTCGGCAATTCTTACCTTTAGCAGCATTGGCCCCGCTGGTGGCTACGTGTTGGTTCAGTCGGTTAGCCTTGTTTTTAGTGATACCGCAGTGATCAGCGGCATGGGCGCCTACCGCCTGCACTTTTACACCGCTAGCCCCACCGCGATTGCTGATAACGCTGCTTTTGATCTGGTCAGCGGTGAGCGCAGTGATTATGCCGGCTTCATTGATTTTGCGACGCCGGTTGATTTTGGCAGCAGCCTGTACACCCAAGTCGATTATCCGGGTCGTTTGATCAAACTGGCGGCAAACAGCAGCACGTTGTACGGCGAGCTTGAAACGAAGGGTGCTTACACGCCGGCTTCGGCCAGCACTGTTCAGGTTCGTGTTGCAACGCTGGAGGCTGGTATCTGATGCGCGGCTCCGCTGTCTTTCGCGTTGGAGTTGCGCCGGGTGGTGCATTAGCGCCGTCTTGGGTGCGTGATTCTGTTTCACGCGCGGCACGGTCTACGCCAAGTCTGGATCTGCGCTTTGCCGACAACAAGAGCCTGATTGACGCCACCAGTGGACAAAGCCTTGTCACCTTCACCCGCGCCAGCAGTGGGACGTTTGTGGGCAGCGACGGGCTGATCAAGACCGCGACGACGAACCTGCTGCTCAGGAGTGAGGAGTTTGATAATGCAAGCTGGACAAAGGTGCGGGCAACTGTCTCTGCCAATACTATTGCCGCACCCAACGGGACACTATCCGCAGATACTGGCATTGAAGACACATCAGCCTCTGCAACGCACAACCCACTGATCCAAGACGCAACAATCATCGCCAACGGAACATATACAGCATCTCTGTATGTCAAAACGAAAGAGCGCTCACGAGGAGATATTTGGTTTTCAAGTACTGATAGCGCCAATTACGTTGCGGGTAGCTTCAACCTTGGAACCGGAACAATCTTAGCAACCAGCTCTGGAACTGGATCTGGGGCTGTAGCTAGTATTGCGAATGTCGGAGATGGCTGGTACCGAGTAAGCATCACCGGTTCTATTGGCAGCAGCTTAACTACAGGGCGTTTAGTTTTGCGCCTTGCAGATGGCACCGGAAGCATTGTCTACACCGGAAACGGTACCTCTGGTCTCTATCTCTGGGGAGCCCAACTAGAGCAATCCAGCACGGTGGGCGAGTACATCCCCACCACCAGCACGATCAACAGCGCCCCACGGTTCGACCACAACCCCACGACCGGCGAAAGCCTTGGCCTGCTGGTGGAGGAGCAGAGGACGAACAGCATCACCAATAACACGATGGTTGGGGCGGTTGCCGGTACGCCGGGGACAAACCCTACTGGATGGGTCTACGCCACGGCTCAAAGCAATGGCCTAACAATAAGCATTGCTGGCGCTGGAGTCGAAAATGGTATCAATTACATTGATTACCGTTTCAACGGTACAACTGTTGCCAGCCCTAGTGCGTGTGCGATTGGCATTGTCAATGCAACTGCCGCTACGGCTCAAACATGGACGGCTTCAACATATTGGAAGCTAGCGGCAGGAAGCACGACAGGAACTACCAACTGGCAACTTGGCTTGATTGAAAACACCGCAGGTGGCGCATTTGTTACCGGTGCTTTTTATAGTCAAACTGCACCTACATCCGCAGCGTTAATCACACAACGTCCTACTGCAACAAGAACACTATCAGGTGGCGGAACGGTCGGCGTGGTTACACTGCCCATCAACATTACCGTTGCAGGCAACACCGCGATTGATTTCACCCTTCGCATCGGGATGCCTCAGCTAGAGCAAGGTGCCTTTGCCACCAGCGTCATCCCAACGTCAACCGCCACGGTCACCCGCAGTGCAGACGTGGCCAGCATCACGGGGGCGAACTTCAGCTCCTGGTTTAACGCAAGTCAGTCCACCATCTATTCCGAAGCCGCATCCTCCACTGGAGCCGCTTATACCGGATACGTTTATACCGTTGGAGCATCTTTTAACGACAGCATTACTCATTACCGCCAGGCTGATTCACAGCCGGTTGCCCGTATTCGCACGGCTTCTGCAGATGAGTATGGAGCGACTGGAAACGGAGCAATCTGGACTGGAACTGGCGTCAATAAGTTTGCTCTTGGGGTTTCTGCCACCAGCGGTAGGCAAGCATCAAACGGGCAGCTGTCTTCTGGCGGTGACGATACCTCCATTGTTTTTCCGTCAATGTCATCCATGACGCTTGGGGGATTAGTTGGTGGATCTTTTCTGCTCAACGGCACCATCCGCCGCCTCACCTACTGGCCTTCCCGCCTTGCCAACAGCACCCTCCAGGAGATCACCCGATGACCCATTTTCTTCGCTTCCCCGATGAAGCCACGGCCATCACCGTCCTGGCTGACTACCGCACCGAAGACGACACCTGGATCACCGCCAGCCACGGTCATGCGTTGGATGTGATTGGCACCATCACCATCGGCGGTGAGTACGACGAGGAAGGCAACGTGGTGACCGCTCCCACCGTGCTGGACGGCTGGCACGTCAACTTCATGGGTGATTTGCCTGAGGGTTGGGCGGATTATGTGGTCAATCCAGAGCAGCCTGTGCGGGTGTTTGCAGCATGAGCCTTTCGACGCCG